CGGCTTTCTATAAAGATATGAGGTATCCATATAATCAGGAGTGTGATTCATATCAAGATAGAAGTCATTAGTTACATCGGTAACACCGAATGTAGTAGGACCAAAGAAAATTGGTTGACCGGTAAGTGTGTGATTCTCTGATGTTGCTGATGCAGTAAGCGTCAGGTTTGCACCGCCACGTGTAGATGCAAGAGCCATACCAAGCGAGTTAGCATACACGGCATAGTATGTTGAACCATTAGTAAGACCAGTAATACCGGTAGTCATTCCAGTGTTAGAATAAACTACTGAGTCACCGTTGGCATATACGTTATTTGGAAGTGTGACAAATGCCGCCGCTGTACCCGAATTCAACAATCCTGTGCTAGCATTGAAAGTCTTGGCTACTGATGCACCGTTAGCAATATACACATTTCTCATACGGAATGTGTCTGACACACCAATTGGCCATGGACCACGAACAGACCCGGTATTATTTGCAGCAACGATTCTTGTATAGATATTACGTTCAACCGTTTTTGCTGCTGAACTTACATTCGTACGCGTTGCATTATATGCAATTGCAATAGAAGCTGTTGTAGCTGAGCCAATCGAGTTAGCAATAGTATTTGCAAGATAGATTGTAAGAACTTGGCTAGAATCTACATTCGCCCACTTCGTTGAATCATTTGTCAGAGAGATTGCAATATTCTTAGGATACGCAACCTTCATGAAGGTTGCGCCAGTATAAGATGTCCCAGCATTCGATGTCAAAACCATAGAAGATGCACCAGGAATCTGCGCAACTTGTTTTATGGCATCGGATGTAGTATTACCAAACTTTACATAATCACCGGCATTAAATGATGCCTGGAAATTCATTCCGGCCGCGCCTGTTACGGCTGTAGATGTAGCAGATGTAGTAACAGTTCCAGTTGCATTAGTCTGACCCTCATAGTCAGCCAATGGAATTACTACAAAATCGCGTTTCTCACTAAGATTGAGCAACCCTGTATAAGGAAATACTTCTCCAACACCGAGATTCAGGACAATGTATCCAGTAGAGTTAGCTGACTCGGCCTGGTTAATTGTACGATATGTGTATGTCATGTTGTTAGCATACTTCATCGCATCAACAGTCTTAAACAACAGTGATGAATCTTGAGTATCTAACAGTTCCGCAACACCAGCAGAGTTCATGATTGTGTCTGCAATCCCCTTGTTTGTTCCATCATGGTATACAGAACGAACATCAGAGAAGTTCTTGCCAGAAGTCATGACAATATCAAAAAGATATAGACGATATACTGCATCCTTAGATCCAGGTTCTGCAGCGGTGTACTCATTCACAACCGAACGAATACGCGCAGTACCGATCTTTGTTCCAGCTGTTGTAATTGCTGATCCAGGAGCTACTGTACTAATATAGGCTTTAGCCGTGTCGTATAGATCAATAGATGCACCTTTATTGAATTCAAAGACACCACCAAGTTCATTGACGCGGATGAAATTACCATAACCCAGTCGCAAACCAGCATTTATGTTGTTTGCGGTATCAACACCCTTGGCAACATTAGCAAGATAGTTATCAACTGTTTTGACACGATAACCATTAATATATGCAATGCCCGGATCTACAGCAACTTTGAATACTGAAGGAGTATCAATGAATGTAGCAGAATCTTTGGTTGAAACAATGAACTTATCAAGGACGTAGTTGCCAGATTCTTCGTATGTTCTCTTTGCCATCTCGGCGCCGATGACATTATATACAGTCGAAAGGTTCTGTTTATACGGACGTCCATCTGCAAATTCAATGATAGGCAGAAATTCGGTGTTGGCATCAGCATCAGTTTTATCAAGAACATAAAGAACCGGAGTAAGCTTAAGACGATCTGCCCCAGGAGCAGCATAGTTATATGTGCCTGTCGCATTATCAAGTAGAGACGTGTCTTGGTTGCTATTGATAGTTGCTTCTTCTGTCAGGAAGCCAACAGACTTACTGAAACCGGTGTTTGAGTACTTGTTGACAACAACCAACTGTGTACCCACACGACTAAAGAATCCCTTCTGGTAGATTGTTCCTTCGTCGACCGTTACACCATATCCAGTACCAACAGATGAAACTGAAGAGTTAGCTACAGTGATAGTAGTTAAGTAGTTAAGACCTGTTACATCGAGTTGTGTAATTTCTGCTGTTGTAATTGATGATGTATTTTCAATCTGAATAGAAACATATGGCTGCACATAGTAACCAGATCCACCAGATGTTACAGTCAGTGCAGTAACCTTACCAAGTGTATCCGTTGTAATAGATGCTTCAGCACCTCCACCAATAATAGCAGCAACATTAGCAACGTTGGCAGTTGTCACATTGCGAATAGTATCGCCAGCCCCGAAGCGCCATTTAATAGTATTAGCAGCTAGAAGATCTGATGCCAACGGCTTGATTTTAAGGATAAGAACTTCTGCATTTGCAGTGGCATTAGCTTCGATAATAGTAGCATTGGCCACGCCATTTTGAATTACATGGCCAGCAACAAAGGCGCCACTTGGGAATGTGTTACCGCCTGTTGAGTTAGTAACAGCAACCGCTGACATGGCAACGACAGTATCTGAGTTAGAAAACTTAGACGATCCATCATTGACTCTCATCTTGAAGATAGGATACGTCGTATCAAATACGTCTAGTGTATCACTGGCAGCAAATGATGATGTATTACTATTCGTTCCGGATCCGTTGTAGATGATATAAAGTGTGTTGAGATCTGGTGAACGCGACTCAAATCCAGCTACAGTCTTTACAATGTACCCTTGTACGTTACTTGAGTTTCGTACAAAAAGATTATCATACGCAGCTACAGTAACAGGTGCGCCATCTACTTCAAGATCTTTGATCTTTACATATGGCAGAATCTCATGTCGTGTGATGTTACAACCATCAATGATTGTACCACGCTTAAAGATATTGTCACCGAACTTTTCAATCTGATTCTGTAGAATAGTCTGGAGTTGGTTAAGCTCACGTGCCTGCACCGCTACGCCTGGCTGAAAAAGAACTCGATAGAAGTCTTTCTTAGGATCGTAATCGTCGTAGTATGGTGATACATTAAAATCGGTCTGCAGAGCCATTAACTTAAAACTCCAAAATTATCTTGATTATTTCTGATTTATTATCGCTTCTTGTAATAGGATCAAGGTTCTCTATATATAGAACTTCGCCGCTTCCTACTACAAAGTCTCCAGGGTATTTATTCGACAAGTTATCGAGGGTAGCACCTGATGTATTTCCTGTAATCGTTCTAACACCAAGGGGATCTAAATTGAAGATACCAAACTTATTGCTAATGAATAGAACATCGTCATCGGTTCCACCAGTAAGTTCAACATGATGCAAATAACCACGGGGTTTTGCAAAGGCAATCAAACTTTCCTGGTCGATATACTCATCCTCGATGAATGCGGTACTACCAGATGTAAAATTACCCACAAGTCGTGTTAATTGGGTCGACGTAGTAAATGCTCCAGCTAGTTTGTCATTTACTTGAAGTGCTGTGACTGTAATATTAGATGTTTCAATAACTGATGTAGCACCTGTTGTTGTACCTATCACCCTACTTGTTTCAGAGAATACACCAGCAACATTAGATAATGTTAATTGACTCGAACTAATAGATGTAACTGTTCCATATGCGCCAAGGGCTAACGCAGAAACATCTGCATTGTTAGCTGTGAACTGCGCTGCAGTAGTAGTTGTAATCTGATAGTCTTGTGGAATATTTGAAACCGTTGATAAGAAGTTATTAGATCCTTTTTGAATCAGAATATAATCGCCGACTTCAAAAGAATCCTTGAATGTCGGCGTTTGCGGATTCTCAATTGAGTACGTAATTGAACCATTACTACCGCCAGCCAGTGGGCTGATTGTTACTAAAGGAGCCCTGATATAACCAGAACCGGTATTGGAAACAACAACACTAGTAATTACACCAGATACATTATTGGTAAAGTATCCATTAGCGCCAGTTCCACCGGCGCCAGTGTTATCAAATAACAAACTATTATTAGTTGTACTATCATATCCAGTACCGCCGTTTACAATTGTTGCGGTATTGGATAGCTTACCATATTTTGTTTTCAAAACTGTAGTACTAGTAGCGGTAATATCAACGTTGCCATGTAACTTAAATTGACGATACTGATATACGGTTTCACCAACTGCAAAGTTCCCAACAGTGTTAGCTCCCTTTAGAACCATATCTACGTTAGTATACATCGGGTTCTTAATAAGACCTACCTGACGGAAGTCATTTTGTGTAGGGATTGTTCCGCTTTCGCTGTTATTGAACTTAGTAGAGATACAAACGCGATTACCACTAAGTTCGTTTAGTGGATCCGATCCATGTCCATTCTTAGGAGAAAGAATGGGCTGGAGTAATGCTGTTCTGAAGTTAACATCTTGCGAGATAACTTCAGGAATAGGAATATATATACTATTGATTGTGATAGGAATAGTATCTGACATATCAGAAGGATATGATTCTCCGTAACGATAACCTTCACCGACATCTAACATTTCAACTCTTATGATAGAGTTTGATGTTGTATTAATAATTGCGCGGCCATCAGCAATAGTGCTTTCTGAACCATCACCCCACACATACACATAAGGATATATTTCATATGTGTCTGTGACTTCAGGAATTATTGAAAATGGAGCGTCAAGAATAAACTTCTTCTGTGTACCTATGCCTTCGTAGTTTACAATCCGGCGATATTGATCAACACCCACACCACCAGTAATTTTAATTACACAGCCTTGATAGTAGTCGTCAATTGCTACAGCATCATCTGGCGCACCGTAAATTGTGTTAACACCGCCGATATTAATATCACCTGTCTTGAATATGCCTTGAGTAATATAGTTGTTATATCCTTTGCCGGCATCAACAACATCAATAAGATCAATCGTACCAGGTATAGCTCCAGCGATAACGTCTGTATTTGCAGTAACAGGAATATAATTTAGTGTTGCAAACTTTTCATAATTTGTTTTGGTAATAGTATACATGTATTTCCACAGATAACCATCCCCGGTCTCTAATGGAAAGAGATCAGCCGAGCTGCCATTGCGACTTGGCGCAATAGTAGATCTGACCACAGTACTAGTATTACTAGCATTGTGTAGACATTTCCACACATTATACTCAGTATCGTCATCAACCATAATAAAAAATTGTTTGGTGAACAGATCGCCGTCGCGATGATCGTATTGTGTATATGCTGTATTAGATACCCATGTGTACTTAGGAATCACATGAATTACATCAGACTGTGAAACTCTTTTTGCAAAGATCATATTGTCATAGACATCTAGATGTGTTGACTTGACACTATTGTTTGGTACAGCGATGCTTACATCACTGGTTGTATATGGAGTATGTTTACCTGCAAAAATAAAGTAATCAGTGTTAGCAAATGTGTTAACAAAGCTGGCTGCACTGTGTACATTAAAATTGGATGTAACGAGTTTTTGTGTTGTTGCCATTTATTCCTCGACGGTCTTTGTCAAATAATGTCCAGCAGTTGCGGATCCACTGCTTGTTGTATTAGCTGTTATATTTATAGGACTTCCACCGAGTGTAAGTGAGAGCTTGACAGTATTTGGAGTAGTATTTACAACATAGTATGTAGCATAGTTAGTAAGACCTGTTACTACTGTATTTCCAGTTGCTATTGTATATAGTACTAGATCACTATTAGCAAAAGGATTGATGTACTGAAGCAGCGATTGCTTTTCAGATACCATAGCGTCTGTGTTGACATTCAACACAGAACCACCAAGTACTGTTGATAGTTTAACACCTGATGTATTGGCGAACGCGACATAGTAGAACGCAGCATTGGACATAGTTGATGTGCCATCACCGATACCGATGAAGTTCCCTGTATTTGAGATGTACTGAACCAGATCACCTGCAATTAGTTTGACAGGATTATATGATGGCAGATTTGTCAGAGTAAAAAATTCGGTTTCTTGATTGACGTTATTCAGAGCATCAAACTCGTAGTTCTTTGCCTGAATATCCATCTCAATTGTTTCATTTGCACTATCAACATCTGTTGCTGAATTGAACTGAATCTGCTGTGATGTAGCAATCTCTGAGAGTGATAGTGCTACATTAGCTTCCTCTACAACCAGAGCAGAGCCAAAGAATTTAGTTCCAGCTACGTGCATAACCTTTTTGAACATGTCTGAGTAACGATCAACGGAGATCTTTGAAAGAACCTCATATGAATACTCCTGATAGTAGTCGCCATCATGGATGTACATATCTTCTGATAAGAATCCTCTGGAACTTCTGTAGTATCCCTTGCCTTGGCCCTCGCCATCAATCACAATCTTTGCAGAACCGGCACGCAGATTATCCTCTGATACGTATTGAATGATCTCGGCATTTGTATAACCAAATCCCGAATCAAATACTTCCAATGAAGCAACTTGCCCGGCCGCAGTAATAACGTTTGCTTCAATTACAGCATTAAGACCAATCGGATACAGTTCATTTAGATCCTCAGAGATACCAGCAACATTAGCCTGCGCTCCTGATACATCACCAACAACTACTGTTCCGGCCTTGAATGTATTCTCGAATGACAGCCTCTTGACATACAACACGGTCGAATTTGAACCGGCTTTAATAATACCCTTGGCAGTCGATATGATCTGATATAGAGTTGCAGTAGAGACTGCACCATTGACATATGGATTGCTGTACGAGAATAGAGTATTCGATGTGGTGACATTAATCGTAGTTGTATTACCAGATACACGAACATAGTCGCCAGTTGTATTCGAGAAGATTGACTGGACACTGGCATTCATTACAGGAGTTGTTGTCTGATACACACGATCACCAGGGAGGTAACCAGGAATAGTAGATACGGCATGCGTCTCGGCCGTTGCAGATGCGTTGATTGCCTGTACTGAACCACCCTTTGTTACTGATAGTTTAAACCCTACATTGTTGGATGAAACAATATAGTATGCTGTATTATTAGCAAGACCATCAATTACGGTATTTGCCGCTGGGGTTCTGTATATAATTCTTTGGTTATTTGCAAAACTATTAACATAGTTCTTGATACTGTGACCAGATTCAATCGTAGTACTTGCGGTGATAGAGATGTTTGCACCACCTGCAGTAGATGTCAGTGTAATACCTGAGCTATTTGAAATACCTATATAATAGAATGCATTATTAGACAGACCGGTTAGCGCAGTATTACCGGTATCGGTGTAGTAACGAACATATGCATTTGCAGCAAATGGGTTACCAGCAATGGTAATGAAGTTTGCAGCCACGCCAGTATTTGCATTGAATGTTATAGTATTTGATGGCGAGTAGACAAAGTCTGCTGTACTATTGATTTCATCCTTAGTATCTACAGAGATTGCAATCTCATCATACGTGTTTGAGTATGCACCAGAGTCAACTTTAAGATCGTAGTATATCAGGTTGGCCTGTGTTTGATTGATACGCTCACCAGTTACAAATGTTGTAGTAGCATCCGTGATGGTAATAACAAAGTCGTTACGATCGAAGGCTGAGATATATGGTTGATATGCAAGAACATATGGATCAACGTTGTACTCTGCACCAGGATCGACCTGTGAAAGAGCACCGATTGTGCCAATCTCGAAACGGCCGAAGTTCAGACATGAGTAAATCACATCCGCAATATCACCCTGCGGGTTCTTTGGGAATCCATATGCCGCGGCTCTGATAGAAAGACCTGCATAAGGAACATTTGCTTGTGTCAATGTAGTATACGCAGTAACATTCTGCAGAATGGTATTCGTTGCTGGAGTGACGTACTTAATCAGATTGCTATTAGCTGCACTTGTGGTATTAGGAACTGTACATGCTGATGTATTACCGAAGTAGTTCATTCGGTCTTTGATCTTGACTACACCCGTAGACGATTCGAATACTGTGCCGTAGACCTGCTTATAAAGATAGTGGCCTTCTTCATTTACCTTATTATTGGCAAATGTAGAGAAGTTAGATGTGTTAATGTAATCTGTCTTACGATAAGGATACGAAAGGATTAGTCCTGATGTATTAGCAAAGCGAACGTGATAATAGTCATCCGGAATCAAATTAGTCAATGCAGTGTTACCAGTGGCCACTTCATAACGAATGTTATCGCCAACTGTAAAGAGTGTATTTGCAGTGGGAAGTGCGATGAATCCAGTTGCCGCATCTACCGAAGAGTCAGCATTAAATGCAATCTTGTTGACAGTCTGATAGGCATGTGCACCCAGCCCGAAGCCAGTATTTGATGCTACAGTCAAGATTTTACGATCGTAATCTAGAGTACCGACATTGTTAGATCCAATTAAATCTGTTCCGATAAAGATTACTTCAGTATCACCAATAGTCCCTACACCAAACTGTGCACCAGATCCATAACTGATTGATGAGATATCGGTATGTGTATTGCTGATAGGTGCAACAAGTCTTGCATATTCTGAGTTTATATAGTCACCACCAGAATTGGATGTGGTTACTGTGACAGCTACAATAAAACCGGTATTGCTATTTGTATAGACCGTGTCGGTTTCTTTGAAATTACCTCTGACGGGAATAAATGTAACATTACCTGTACTAGTACCACTATTATGATCTACAGTAAGGATTACAGCTTCTGAGATTACATTGCCAGCAGTATTATACTGATATAACCTATTGCTGTAAAGAATTTCATTGTTATTTGCAGACTGATACTTAAGTGTATTGACGAACTTACGAATATCATATACACCAACTATAGCTGATACAGTGTGCACATCTGCATAGACAAGGTTATTGCTAGAGACATAGATCGGATACTTAGGACCGTAGTTAAATACGTTGGCCGTCACATTGGCCAAAGCATTAGTGGTAAGTATCAATGATGTAGAGTTTGAGATCGACTCAACAGTTCCCAATGCTGCATTACTAGATGCACGATAAAGAACGGAGCCGATCGCATTGTTATCAAATGTTGTTCCGGAACCAACAACGATGTTGTTTGCCGTATTAGCATCAATTGTACCAGTACCGGCAATATATGTTGCATCGGCTATCATAGCGCTGTTCTTGAATGCACCTCGTGCATTAATCAGTACTACTACATTACCTGTTGCTGTTTGGACAATACTATTAACCGTACCGTATGCAAATACAGTAGTAGTATTCTTCTGAATAACATTCTGGCCAACCTGCAATGTTCCGTTCTGGTTACTAAGTTGGATAGTATACACTTCAGGTATACCCATCACCTTGCCACCGATCGTACGATCTTCGAATGTATTAGCAAACAACGATGCTGCGTTACTTGCAGTATAGTATGTCACATTATTAGTGATGGCACCACTGACATGCGAGATTGTAATCTGACCGTTGCCATTGATTTGTTCGGTGTCAAGAATGATTCCAGTGCCAGCAATCTGACCATTTGCAGCATAACGATATATGTAGTTTCCTGGAAGTAGTGTAGTAGTTGATGACGTGAATGCAATATTAATTGATGGTTCAACCAACTGCTCGAATAGTCTGAAATATTGACTGCTTTGCACATTCGCAGTAATTGTACCCAGGCTGATAACTTTTTCAGAGATCAGTGATGATGCATCTAGTGTATATCCATATCCGCCGTCAATAAAGATGAAGTCAACTAAACCAGTTGCCTCAGATACAGAAGCAACTCTGGCTAAGCCACCCTTACCACGCTGCGATCCTTGAAATGATACAGTATCACCAATAGCAAAACCTTGGCTTCTGTCAATGATTGTAACACGATCAACAGATCCTATAAGCTGCGCGCGCTTTGATTTGGTATATTCTGCAACATTGTCGACATTGATACCAATAACTTCGCCATTGCGGAAGTGTCCTTCGATACCAGAGATATAAAGCAGATTGACATAACCACGTTCAACACGACGACGAATATATTTTTCTACGAATGCCTTTGCACCCGACAATGCACCAATAACTTGCTTACCAACATAATCAATATTATATAGATTATACGAGATTTCGAGATATTCTGGTTTTTCCCAGACACCATCAGAAAGACGTAAGATGTTCTCACCTGGATACTTTACTTCAGCATCAGTACCATATACAAGTTTAAAGAATAAATCAACTGAACGTTCAGTCCCCTTAGAACGATAAAGATCTAACGAGTTCTTGACTAAAAGTCTTTTATTTGTTGCAGTATCAAACTGAATATTCTTAAGATACTTTTCTTTGAACTGAACAATAAACTCTTCTAGTGTAGTATCAATATCTCTAAAACTCGGAAGACTGCGAGTCATATTTGTGATATTGCCAGTCTGTTCCATCCATTCATAATACGCTTTTATAAACGCAATAAACTGTGGACCCTCTTCCTTATAGAAAGAAGGGAACTGGTTCTCTACCAGAGGAGAAATTAGTTTTTCTATATCTTTCATTGTTGATTATTCTCTGATCTGTTCAATAGTGATATTGATATCTGGTTCAACAACGTTCAATATCACATTCTGTTTTGATGTGATATCTTTAAATCTTGGTATACCGTAGATCTTTAATGAAGTACCCGTAAACTGTGAGATTCTAAAATTATTTATTGATACAAGACCGGTTTCATAATTTACTGTGCCAATGTCAATAATTTTCTTGTGGTTCGATCCAACAGCTGTAACGATTCTCACGATGCCATCACCATTATCTTCTAGTACACAATTTGTGATACCACTATATGTGAATGGTGTAGACGTGACTGCATGAATATCAATAATAGGATGTTCATCTGATAAGTATGGCACCTCTGCAGTCAGTGGTGACTTAAAGTCAATAGTAAGATTCTGTGAAGTATTTAGTGCAGGTGTGATGTACTTGATTAATTCAACTGTTGTTTCATTACTGATGATACTTGCTTCGGCGTTATCTATATCGTTGATAAGACGTGAGTAACGAAGTGTTCGTGCAAAGTTATTTAGATTGATCGCTGCATATGTTTGGATTGCAGCAATGACATATGTTCTAACATCCTCAGGATTCAATCCAGTCTTATTGATATTGTACTTTACATTGCTATTCACCTTCAGATAGACATAGTCTGGTGATACAAACAATGGTTCCAAGGCTACAGATGCACGAGACTTAAGGAATCTCTTGTACTCTGTTTCCTTGATCTTTGGCAATCCATCGACACCCTTAAGATCGACAGATACAAAGATACGACCATATTGTGGAGGAGAGGCATCCTCACCACCATATGCTGTCACAGCATTAATCTCAGGGAAGTTGATCTTGAGGAGGTTCTCGTAATCCTCGGCAGTAATTGCACGTTCCTGTGTAGTGAATGCACGAGGAGCGTTATACTTGATCGAATTCATATCTTCGGCAACTGAACCATCGTGAGCTGCTGAAATAGTTCGAACTGATACATTCGAATGATTATCGATACGACCTGTGTTGATGAACTTGAATGCACCATTAGGAAGTTCGCCGTTGCACACGCGATACTCGATGACCACAATAGCATTGTTCTTTGGCTTACGACCGATTACACCATCGCCAAATACAATCTCATACTTGTCGCCAATGGATGGCTGGACGAAAAATACCTTAGATGTACTATTATACCCAAATAGAGATGTAGCACGTGAGTACTGCAGGGTCTGGGAACCATTGTCCTCAATTATTGTAACACCAATACTAGACACATCGACAGTCTTATTATTGATCTTAAAGATAAGTGGATTATTATAGTTAATCATATATGTTTCAGAGAGATAGTTACCTTCATAGATAACAATATCATCGCTCGTGAATACGCCATTATTTGATGTGGTAATTACGATGTTCTCGTCTGTCGTGAAGGCATATGTATAGTCATCTACACGAGACTGGAATGTAGTACCTTTAGGAACAACAACTGACTGAACCGCAGAATCTGTTGGAGTGACAGTAATTTGAATTGAAGCTTCAGCCGACCCGAATGAACGTGGAAGATAGTTGAGTTCTTTTGCGTGTGATACTACACTATCTCTCAGTTGCGCACTATCCAAGAACATCTCGTTACCGATCATGTTCAGATAGAAACCATTTAGATATGAGTTATACGAAAGAATATCCAGCAGAACGTTGATGTTGCTGCTATCAAAGTCATAATCCTTAAACGCATCCTGCTCCATCAAGTATGACTTGAGAGACTCTTTGTATGAACCGAAGTCTAATTGTGTAAGGACTAAACTGCTATTTGCCATTATCTTACTCTATAAAGTGTTAAACTGATGCTCATTGGATTAACATTATTTATCACCTCAAAAATGATAGTCACTTCATATGAATTGGTACTTTCATTTGCAATAACCAAAACATCAATCACGCGTACTCGAGGCTCATACTTGGAGATTGACTCTTTAATCACATCTTTAATAAGACCTGTAACGTAATCACTGATGTTATCAAAAAGAAATCTTCTTATATTACATCCATACTCTGGTTGAAATCTTCTTTCACCTGGCTGTGTCATGACAAGATTTCTGATTGCTCTCTTGACCGAATTTTCATTTGTGTATTTTGCAAGAGTCCTGTTATGTGGATGCATATTGAAGTTATTATAGAAGTCGCTGTAATAAGGAGCCTTCTCAGAAGCCTTTTCCGAACTAGTGATCTTATCTATTCTTTTGATATCGGCCATCTGTAACTCTTTTTCTTTTATTTATTCTACGTAGACGACGTCTACACAGGATGGTAGTGCGGCTTCTATTAAAATTCCCATATTAAAGATAGGCGGCAAAATGATATTGAGTACGTCACATTCAGTCAGCGGATTCTTTCCTGAAAGAAAGTCAGCTACCTGCTTGAGGATCTTAAAGATCTTGCCGACAATAGGAAACTGACTCAGGATATATCCAGGGGCCTTGGCTAAGATCTCATTGATCTTGACAATGATACCACCCCTAAAGAATCTTCTTGCCTTCTGAATAAATTCTTTGAACGCATCTTCAATGTCATGAAATGTCATAGCCTTCATACGAATATCAGTTGTATTAGGATCAATACCTAATAAGTCACCAACAGTACCAAGCAATGGTATCTGAATACCTAGAATCTTATCGATCGCCTCCTGCATTAGTTCCTCACCAAGATCTTTGATTGCCTTGCCAGATAACACATCTTCTTTAGCCTGTTTGATCTTGGCTTTATACTCAGCAACCAATATATCAAATGCTTCCTCAACAGTAATAGTAGGATCGATTGCTGCTGTGACTAATGTATAGATTGGTTTGCCAATAATAGGAATACTTTTTATTGCATTTGCAATAGCATCAGCAATACTTCCAATGAAGTCATTGATAAGTTGACTGAACCAATTCTTTATTTTATGCCACACTTCTTCTGTCTCAAGATCAGGAGACTTTATACCTAGATCACCGTTATATGTAGATTCGATGCCGAGGAATTTCTTTACTTTTTCAATATCATCCTTAATCGCTAGCTTTACTTTTCTTTGCCCACTCTTTGTGAATAAATCAATAATCTTTGGAGTATATTCGTATGGAGAACCATCTATATCAAACAGCACTACAGTTCCAATGAATGGAATAGGAATCTCAAATGGATTCGGTATACCAAGAATACTGATTAAGTCAAGTAGAATATCGACAATC